TCCATCCTCATGCACTACCTTTACATAATGCTGTGCTGTACGAACCAATTCATTTCCATTTTCTAGAAGTTCTAATCCACTATCCTGGTCACGCACTGCTTTGCTAACTTCTTCTGACTTAGGGTCTAATTCCCCAACGAATCCACCCCCTTGATTACGGGGAATAAACTCCAAGAATTTTTGCTGAAAATAAGCAGGAATAACCAATACCCCCTCATCTCCGCTCCATACCTTTTTAGTCACTGTATTAAAGATATCACCCTGAGACGCATCTTCAATAAAAGATGGGTCTGTTTTTTTAAGTTGTGGACTCAAAGCCTGTATGATTCTAATAAAAGGTATTTGAATATCAGAACTTGTTACTTCTTCAAATCCACTGCCTGCATCAGCCTCAAATGCTTTTACAAGCGACGTCTTGATTTCTGATTTAGTCTCAGCCATTAGCTGTCTCCTTTAAGTTTTGCGACCGTCCCTACAAACGCATTAAATAGTTCCAAGTCGATTGTTTGATTATTTTGAACCCTCTCCTTCACTAATTTTTTAAGAGTGGAAGGTTCAACCCAAGTACGCGCCGTTGTATCTAAACCTTTCTCATCGAGATCGGCTTGAATAGAACGTGCTTTATTATCCTCATTAATTCCAAAAGAAATTTGCACCTGATTTTTAATAAAATCCTCAGCACCTATCTCCCTCAAATGGTCGATTGCTTTTTGTTTATCAATCGGATCTTTTGGCATGTTGGCTTGAACAAAGGTAGACAAAGTAACGGAACTTCCGTCCACGACAACTTTATCCATCCCCATTTCAGCCATTTTTGCAGGAATTAAATCAAATAAATATGTTTGACGCTTGACTTTCAGGGACTTAACTTCCTCTTCCAAAGTCACAATAGACTTGTTCAAGGAAGTAGCATGGCGAACTAAATCGCTTAATTCTTTTCCCCCCTCGGTCGATAATCCTTCAAATGCACTTGCATCAGCGGCAATCGTTGTCCAAACATCGTTCTTCAGTTTATCAGTCATAGTATTTCCTCTACAGGTTAAGTGTTAAGTTCTTCAATGCCTCCTCGCACAGAAAGTTTAACAGGATAGTAAAGTCTTTCTATCTTGTCCCACTTTAATATATTAACTTGTCCTGAGTTGGCATCACTCGCAATTGCAAACGCTACGCCTATTATAGCCGGATCCCCTATAGCAAGTAACCAATCATCCGAATCAAAGTCGCGCAGCTTTCTTTTAATTTGCTGTATAAGACGACCTGTATTCAAATGCAATTGATCCTCTCGGTTGGTTAATGCAATGAGTTCCCCCCATTTAGTGGCTGAAACAATATCAACCTTGGGGTTTTCTTGTGCTACATAAACGCGATTTGCCATTCTTGTACCTTTCTTACTTTCCTTAGTTATATTTACCATATACCGAGATTAATTTATTGTAAAGAAGAAAAATTAGGAAAAAATTATTGCAAATCGTGGGAAAGTGAGTTACTATGTTTCACATTAAACATTTAGGGAGTATATTAATGACAGAAAGATTTTTCGAGTGGCTGCACAGGATAGCAACGCCCACTCCTAAGGTACCAAAGGATCTTAGCAAACTAACAAAAAAAGAATTAGAACTTAAAGGACGTGAGGTGGGTATTGAGTTGGACCGGCGTTTTAAGAAAGCGACACTGGTTAAGCAGCTTAAAAAGCAACGAAGGGTTCAAAAGTCATAAGCGTGAAATATCTTTTTCAAACGAAACCTTTTAAGCATCAAGGCGAAGTTTTACAAAGATCCTGGAACGCTTACTACTGGGCCTACTTCATGGAGATGGGAACCGGGAAGTCAAAAGTCTGCATTGATAACGCAGGCATTTTGTATGAACGAGAACTGATTGATACATTTATTGTGATTGCTCCGAAGGGTGTTTATAGAAATTGGGCGACTATAGAAATCCCTGCTCATATGCCGGAACGTATTATAAGAGATGTAATTATATGGAAGTCGTCGCCTACTAAAGAATTAAAAACAAAATTAGAACTACTGTTGCAACCAAACAAGACAAAGGGATTACGAATTTTGATTATGAATATTGAAGCACTTTCCACCCCCAAGGGAACACGGTACCTAGACAAAGTTCTGGATGAAGGTACGTGTTTACTTACGGTGGATGAGTCCACTTCTATTAAAAACCCCAAGGCAAGACGATCAAAAACTGTCATTAAGCTTGGGAAAAAAGCAAAGTATAAAAGAATTTTAACAGGGTTCCCCGTCACCCAATCGCCTCTCGACCTGTGGGCACAGTGTAATTTCCTGCATCCACAGTTATTGGGAAAGGATGTGGGGTCTAACTTTTTTCAGTTTCAATATCGCTATGCAATAATGAAGAAGCGTTCAGTAGGCTCTCATTCTTTTAATCTGGTGGTGGGCTACCGTAACCTCGAAAGTTTATCAGAAATTATTAAAAAATTTTCCTCACGTGTAATGAAAGCAGACTGTCTGGATCTGCCTCCGAAACTGTATACTCAACGACATGTGCAATTGACTCCAGACCAACAACGTCTTTATACTGAGATTAAGGAATATGCCCTGGCACATTTGGGAGATGAGGGGTTTATGACGGCCCCCAATGTCATGACCCAATTATTAAGATTACAACAAGTGTTGTCGGGGCATAGTAAAACTGATGAGGGAAAATTAGTAGAAATTAAGGATAACCGTTTGACAGAGCTGATGGACTGCTTGGAAGATGCTTCCGGCAAAGTCATCATCTGGTCACGATTCCGTTATGATATAAAACGTATAGAAAAAACGTTAATCAAGGAATACGGACCACTGTCCACGGTTACTTATTATGGCGACACTTCCGATGAGGAACGAAGTGAAGCCATCGAGCGTTTCCAAAACGGAGATGCTCAATTTTTTGTTGGTAATCCTCAAACCGGTGGGTATGGCATTACATTAACTGCTGCCGAAACCGTTATTTATTTTGCCAATAGCTTCGACTTGGCTGTGCGTATGCAATCAGAAGACCGATGCCATCGCATAGGCCAGGATAAACACGTCACCTACATTGACCTTATTGCAGAGAAAACAGTGTGGTCATGGGTGAAGAACTACGACAATGGCTAACATAAGGAGTATAAGATATGCCAGATATAAAACGATATAAAAGTGTAGCTGTTCCCATTGAAACCTGGGACAAATTAAAGAGTATTTCGGCAACAACCCATCGCTCGCCTGCTCAACAAATTTCTTTTTTAGTTGATTTAGCTGATGAATTGCCTTCTGATATAGAAGCAGTACGTGCTGTATGGAGATCTAATGGAATAAAAAGAGCACACAATGGCGAATGATATCAATGACTTGGTAAAGTTTTATGAACATCTAGAAGATGTTGTAGAGAATGAAACCAAAATAAAAGACAGTCTTAAAGTCGTAACTTTATTTCGTGTTGCTTTAGAATTGGCGGCTAAAGATATGGGATTGGTTAAGGCTTCTTATCTAATGGCTCGCTTACAACATGTAAGCCTGGGAACTTCGTTGGGAATGGAAGATGATTTTAGTGGCATCTTAGAGGAGTTGTGTACGAAAAAACCAACACTGAATTAGAGAGGATGAGAGAGAGTTGTCAGACGAAGACAAAAATATCTATTGGGGAGAAAAAGGATATATGGGCGAAGAAAAGCCTCCTCCTTCTCATTGGGCCACCATCATTACCGATCTACGTCAACAAGCCGGCATGTCCAGGGAACAATTAGCTTTTGAATCTGGTGTGGGTGTCAGTACGATTGAGAATTATGAACGCATGAAGATTGCCGAGCCTTCCATTTACAAGGTGGAAGCACTTCTTAAAGCAATGGGCTATGAGCTTGATGCTATCTTTATTATCGCATCGGACACCTCTTTGCCACAATAGCAATACCATTTCCCTTTCTCCTCATAAGCATAACATTTGTCGGGATCAGCTCCTGCCCCACACCAATGACAAATCGGGCTAGACCCAGGGTTCTTTTTTTCCTCCGTAGTATTCTCTTGCATGACCTTCCTCCATGAGTTGTTTGCAGATATCCACGTCATTTACATAAGGCGTTCCTAAGAGACGCCCATATTTACCTTTTTTATCTTTATATGTTTGAATTACAAAGGTGTTCGGGAGTAATTCAATGAGACGTTCTTTCGCTAGAAGTCCTAGCTTCTTTTCTGCGAGATTCCGAGTCCTGCTTTCGGGAGTGTTAATACCAAGCAAACGCACTCTTTGCTTGAGCACCCAAACGGAAAACCCTAAATCTAAGTCTATATCAATTGTGTCCCCATCCACTACCCTTACAAGTTTACACCAATATTTAAACACCGCACATTCCATCACAATTATTTAATTGACCAAAGTCATCTTTATTATAAAAGAATAAATCCGGTTGTCCAATCTCGTCCCAGGTCCTAAGATCAACTTTATCTATAGGCACTCTGTCCGCATGAAGAAAAACCTCATCTTCTGGACGCTTGGTGGCATTCCTAATTGCTTTGTCTAACGCCACAACTTTCTTCCATTCTTCTTTATTTTCTTTAATACGCCTCCATTCTGTATTGGTGTGATAAGGACAAAAGATGCAAGCAGAACGTGGAGGAGTGGGATAGTTATTTTTCTTCATCCACTCCACGCACTGATGCCTTCTTATTTTCATGTCAACTAAAGGAAAATGATGGGTAATATAAGAAAACTGACTTGCCTTCATACGCACAATCTCATCATAAGAAATGCCAATAATCACGTCCACGTTCGTACCTTTAGGCACTCGCTGTCTTTTTTTTAATCCAAGTAGCTCCCGTATCTTCTGATTAATAGGTCGAATCTTATAGTGGGTAGTGCACTGTCTTTTTAATAATCCTTTCTTTCCCTTTCTGCCTGTAATAGTAAACACAGGCACATTTAAAAATTTATATTTTCCTGTTCCCTGGGCCACTTCCATCATTTCCTGGTAAAGATCCCCATAACTAATAACATGAACAGGGTAGGAAAGTTGTTGTTGTAACCAATCAAGCCACTCATAAACGGCTTTTGGTTCCGCTTGTGTATCCGCAAAGATAGCACAATCCGGTTTGTCGATCTCCCCTTTCTCTGCCATCAATGCCAATGTGCTGCTTTGCACGCCTGCTCCTAAAGATAATACTTTCATTTTTCTGCCTCCAATATTGCTAACCCTAGCTGCCTTGCTATCTGTGGCACAATAGAATTACCTAATGCCTTTATTCTTTTGGCTCTATCTCTGTCCACCCCATAGGATACCCCATCAGGAACTCCACAAATTCTGGATTGAGTTTCCCACCAGGTTTGTTGTTTTGTTTCATCTTCATCAACTTTCCTACTACTGAGGTTCTGTTTTTCTGGCTCTTGGGAAATGTGGTGTTCTTGGAGTCGTTCAGACATGGAGTCGGGTACATTACTGCATCTCTTAATTTCACTCCCCATCTCTCCCCTTTCTTGTTCTCTCGGTAGAAACGACCATTCTTCATTTGAACATCTTTCGCTATCCCCCCTTCTATGTCCGATGCTGTCGGACTTGGGTACATCATTTGATGTTCCACCACATCGTTCAGACTGGCTCCGTATTTTACTTTGCTTCCTTGTCTGACTTTGCTCCACCCTGTTTTTGTTTTTACTACCCTTTTGCCCTCTGCTCCCTGATGATCCCTTGCTTTCGGAGTTGGCAATAATCCAGACTCTTTTTCTTTGATGCCAGGCACCGATGCCACTAGCTGAAATAAGGAAACATTGGACTTGGAAACCTTCACCTTCCAAGTCATCTCGCACTTGTCGGAGTACCATGCCTTGTTCGATATTAATAATGCCTTGCACATTTTCCCCAATAACCCATCTCGGTTTGACTTGTTTAATAACATCAAACATTTCATTCCAGAGGAATCTATCGTCTGCTCTTCCTTTTTGAAGTCCTGCCTGGCTGAAAGATTGGCAGGGGAATCCTCCAGTAACGACATCTGCTTGTAATCCATCATCAACACTCCTTATATTATCATATATCTTAATATCACCCCAATGCTTCCGTAAAACCTTTTGACAAAATTCATCTTTTTCACAGAAAGCAACAGTTTCAAAAGAACCAGTGGCTTCTAGTCCTAGACTAAAGCCACCAATCCCTGAAAATAAATCCAATACTTTTAGCACTATGTCATAAGACCGACTATAAAACTGCCTATAATTATTCCTATATATAGAGACATCGGGATTTTTCCTTTCTTTTTTGATTTCTTTTTCACAGTGAAACAATCATCCACACGTAAAAAAGGACAAGGAGATTGAGACATAAAATGGTTATTCCTATTTTAAGCATCATCTTCCTTGTCCCCTATACTTTTTCCATGATCTCCTTTTGTGCTTGTTCTTGGGTCGGCTCAAAAAGGAATGACCAACGGAAGTTCTTTTCTTTCTTTTATCAGCTCTAAATGTAAAGCTACGTAACATCGTAATCCATGTGTTGATAATTTTCAAATTGTTTCGGATTATAGATCTGGGGTTCATCGTGCAATATCCAATCACTCCCCATCCAACCCTCTGCTTCATTTACACCTTTCATAAACGCTTCTCTCTCCCTTTCGGTATTGAAAGTATATATTGTCGGGTCGGCATCTTTCTCGGGTTGCTCGCCCCACAGGACTGATAAATAATATTGAGGGCGAACATGGTTATGCCACTCACCTCCTCCCGAATTATCGGGTATCCATAGTTTTGTTGCTTCAGCCATTTTCTTTCTCCTCTTTCGGATACCAAGCATCAGTATTGTCGGGTAGTACCCTATCACACCAATGATTAGAATATTCATCATCCTTGCTTTTTTGAGATCTGAAGTTCATAAGTTTTTCAACC